TGTTACGAGCTCTAGCAACCGCCGGAATGGTCATCGCCTCATCGCGTGTAATGTATGAGAAAGGAACATTCATTGTGGCTACACCAAAAGTGCTGCCATAAACATTAGGTTCTAATTGTGCGTACACATCCTGATAGGACGGTAAAAGTTCAGCGTTTTTGACTAAACGCAAAGTGTCGCGAATTCCCATAGGTGTCTATAATAGACTATTTTTTACAAGTTTGCTTATCACACTGCAAAGATTCCTGCAACCTGTGAAGGTCGAGCCGCAAAGTGCACCGTCATAGCCAAAGCAACGGCAGCAGTCACATAACCAGAAGAATCTTTGCGAACAATGCGCCAACCGCCATCTGCGCCTGATTTTCTCGCGCAAGCGTAAATGTGAGCAGTTAAAACCTCTTGGCCAGTGTGTTTAAGCCTTCCGCTACTCATAGCGCTTAGTAGCTCATCGCAAGCTTGATAAAAGGTTGAGCCGGATAAATCCTGGGTTGGGATACCGGCAGCCGATAAACGAGCTGCAATACCGGAAGCGGTATAACGGTCAAAACCTACGCATTGAGAATTGAATTTACGAGCCCAGCCCGAAACGGCTGTTGCAATCTTGAGATCATCAACACTGCTATCAGATTCCCAGGTTTGGATAAGTCCAACAATGATTTCATCCTCAACACGAGTTGCACCAACAAGGGCTGCGTGTCTTCTATCGGGCGAAACGTCAATGGCAAGGTATTGAGCGCGGCCATCAGGCAAAGTAATGTCTTTGTCTAAGCAATTAGCCCAAGCGCCTTCTGGGAATGGGTTTTGCAGCGTTTCAACCCATTGACAAAGGACTTCTGTGCGGAATATAGACTCTGGGTCTTTTAATCGCGCTTTGATTCCATCAATGTCAATTGTGTGGCCTAGCGCTGGATTGGAATAACGCCATGCTTCGCGGTCATCAGTCTTGACACCTTCCGGCGCTGAATACTCCCACCAACCAATAGTTTCATCAGAACCAGGAGCGCTTATCGCTTTGTAGGCCTGCTCTCGAGTGCGATTAAGTACGGCTGAGAATGCATCTCCAGCATTTGACGTAAGCCATATCTGGCTCTTGGGTCTTGCCATTGTCGTGTAAACCAAAGCAGCGTACGCATCGGTATTGACCATTTCGCGAGCTTCGTCAATAATAACCAAATCTGCAGACATTCCACGAGCGCCGCTATTTGGAGCCACGATCTTGTACCGATTTCCCGTCTTGGTTGTAATCTCCTCTTGACCATTGGCTTTGCGAATGAATTTGACTTGATCAGCAAGAAAGCCGTTGTCCTCGATTGTGTCGGCAACGAGTCGGAAAGTTTCCAGCGCAATGTCACGGTTCTGAGCAGTAGCAATGATGAGCTTCTCATCCCAAAGGAATAGGCCAGCGAGGATACGCATTCTGAGGAGGTGGGTTTTGCCATTTTGTCTTGCCACCAATACGCCGTTGGTTTTGTGCGCCCATTTTCCATTTGGCCTCACCTTAGCTGCTTGAGTAATTACGTGTTCTTGCCAGGGCAGCAACGGTACACCTATCTGCTTGGCTAAGTCGGCTACTTCATTGCCCCTGGTCGGCAAATCCAGTTCGGGCGTTTGGATTCGGGGGAGCAAAAAGCCTTTTAGGTCATCGTCGGTTATGGCCGGTTCGGTTAGGTCTTGGTCAGGTGTCATGAGGTGCTATTCGGTTCCAAATGGTGATTTATACACATTGGAGAGAGTTTCTGGGAATGCAAGGGGGGGTAGATGTCTGCTGCTAAAAAACCTATCCCCCTTAGAGCTATTGCATTTAGAGCAACAAGCCACCAAGTTATCAAAGTCATCAGTACCCCCCACTGCCCTTGGTATCACATGATCAACTGAGTTGGCTTCCTGGTTGCAGTAGTAGCAGGTATAGCCATCTCGTTGTAGGACTAAAAGCCTACGCTTCTTCCAATCAGCAGTTGCTAGGTATGGTTTCATTAGTACCAATTATGCTTAACATGATGAGATAAAGCTTTACATCCATCGCCATATCTGGCTCGAATGTATTGAATATACCATTGTAACTGTTCTTCTATGGTAGCTGTATGCAGGTACTGTGTTCTTCCCTGTGCTAGACCGTAGTGGCTTCCGTTCTTTGCACTTGGGTTGTAGTTAGATTCTTTTCTGATGATCTCTTTGTTACATTTATATTCTTTGCTATTTAAGGACACTAGCCGTAGCAGGGTAAGTATCTCCTGCTTCGTAGGTTTGGAACCTACATCAGCAGGCTTACCGCTAGCGACTACGGCAGTAGCCAACAGAATAGAAGCTGTGGCTGTGGTGATAATCGCGCCATGTTTAAGAGCGCGTTCCTTCTGTGTCAGGCGATTCGTGTTGATCACTTTCACGCTCCTAATCCCCACCGTTTGCATATTCTGGGTAGGTTGGTAGTGCCCCTCTAACGGGCGATAAGTCGGCTGCCAACCGATACGTTCAAAGATGTTAGCACGGCAATTTCAAATCCTCAACGCAAGCTGAACACATCTGCACAACCCAGCCATCTTCTAGGCGTGTGTATTCGTTTACTGGTTCAAACACATCGCAAAATGTGCAATTATCTACGCCACCAAAATCATCAAGCCGATAAGTCCAACGATCTACATGGATAAACTTCATGCTGCCCTCGCTTCTAGCATTGTGCAGGTTGTACATGGCAATGGTTCATGCTTCCACATTCCACAATTCCTGCATCTTTCAAGTGTATGTTCGGACAACATTGCCCATAAACTCTGCGTGGGAATACCAGCGCTCGATGCGCTCCGCGTTGTATTTACATCTTCTGCAATTGACATTTCCTGCCTCATCCCCTTCGAATTGAGCCATCCATGTGTAAGCCTGACAATAGCTGCACCAATACCCGTACCAACCTACATCACTCGGGTTCACCATAGCCTGCCTCTCGCAACAAAACCACTAGGTCTTGTAGCGTTAGCATAGCAACCCAATTAGATATTGATGCCTCGCCTTGCCCGTTGAGGCGCATAACAGCAATCGGTAAATCTTTGCCATTAGATCGCTCTGATAACTGGTCAATGGTTTCTTTCGGGTTGAATCGTGCCCTCGCTTTGATTTCCCAATCGATACCAATGGTTCCAGTTATATCGCTGCCAGTGCGACCAGCCCCAACGGGTTCAGCGAAAGGGAATCCATGCTCACGCAAATAGGCTGCAAGTATTCGCTGTGTGGCATAGCCCCTATGTTTCCTGTGTTGGCTCATCGCATGTTCTTGCAAGCGCAATCAGGACAAGTCCAAATGTAATGAATCACTCCTGCTTCATCACTGTTTTCAGCAACAATGTGCTTTGACTCAGCTCGGTAAGGGTAGTTGCATAGATCGCAAACGTCTAAGAACTCCCCTTCCACGCCAAATGTTACAGTTGGGCTGTTATTGCGTTGAATGCTAACCCATCCCATTAGCCCACCTTCTGCCATTTTGTGTCACATAATTGAACATTATCAGGGCAGAAGTAACCAGCCCAAGGCTTGTTGGTTTTCTTTGAAATGCCAGTCTTAAACACCATCACGCCATGCGAGCAAGTGTAAGTAGTTTGATTAGCTAGTGGTTCTGCGCCTAGCGCATCTCCAAGTATTTCCATCCCTTTAGCCCATGGGTCATCCTGTTGCACTGGCTTAGGTGTTTCTTCTTTAGATCGTGCGGAAGCCACTTCTTCTTTCGAAGCTCGTTTTCCAACTTTAGAAAGTCCAAGGTTAGCCAACGCTCTACCAATAGCAGAAGTTTCAGCAAGCTCCGGCGCATTTGTAGGCGCGAATTTGTTGGCTCCTTCGTACTCAGTTGCCCAACCCGTGACAATAAACCCTTCATCACGTGATGTCTTAATGCTAGCTTTGCAGACCCATTCCACGCGATTATCAGCTCTAACCTCGCTAAACAAATCAGTCTGAATACATCCATTAGGATACATTTCCCAAAACTTGTGAATGCGTTCGTCCACTGTTTCATAGTTCTCCAAATCAAACTTACTCATGAACCCCTTCTTTCTTCCAGTAAGCCGGCACTATGTGTGT